TCATTTCGGCTGCGATTCAAACCAAATCTTTGCAAGACTGTCACCCAGGGTCCAGGTAGGCAAATCGTCCGAATCGGAGTCCAGGTTCGAGAGCACTGCGATCACCATGTTCAAATCCGGGTATCGCTGTAGCACGGAATTGTACCCACTGATTCCGCCGCCGTGGTACCGAAGTTGATGTTTGAATCGTTGCGTGAGAACAAGGCCATACCCATAATGGGCGACCTGATGATAGGGGTCTTCTGACACCGCTTCCGGATAGATGCGAGACATACGTTCGGTTGAATCGGCGTTCAGGAGTCTGCCTTGTGCGAGTGCTTCCGACCAGAGCGTCAGATCATGGACGGTCGAATACAAAGCTCCAGCAGACCAAGCAATTCTCGGATCAAAGAAGTCTGCATTCTGGAGTTCAGTGCCGACCAGGGCATAGCCTTTGGCTTTTAGGGGAATTATTCTGCGTGAATCGTCATATCCTGAATCTTTCATTCCGAGGCGGTGGAAAATGCGCTCTTGGATGAAGCGCTGGTACGGTACACCAGCCGATTTCTCGATTAGCATACCGAGCAAGATGTACCCGGAGTTGTTGTACGTGAATTTTGCCCCGTGATCGTGCATAAGGGGCCGATCACGCACTAATCCCAAAAGGTCGTTCGGGAGGTCTCCGAGCAGATTCACCCGGTTCAAGTCCGGGTTGGTTCGCTTGTAGTCCGAGGACGCAGTGTAGATTGGCACTCCAGAGGTATGCGTCAAAAGCTGGTGGATGGTAGCAGACTGCCACGACTGAGGCAAATTCGGGACGTACCTTCCGATTGGGTCTGTCAAAGAGAGCTTTTTTTCTTCGTTTAGGAGGAGGACGGCAGCAGCCGTAAACTCCTTGGTTACCGAGGCAATATCGAACCGGGTGTCCACGGTGTTCTTAACGTTCCACTCTGCGTTTGCCCACCCACAGGCTGCCGCAAAGACGTTTTTGCCATTGACGGTTAGGGACGAAGCTCCCATGAACTTTCGGGACTGGCACGCCTGATCGAAGTGGTTTTGGAGTGCGCTGTGAAGGTCGGCGGCATGAAGAGCGACGGAGGCTACAAGCAGGCCAAACAGAGGGTTGCGAACCATGTCCGCATTATAAGGCTTCGTGGTTGCGGGGGAGCGCAATGAACGCAAGGTCGTCACCCTACCCTATCGGGTAAGGGTGAGCGATGTCGCGGCGTGACAACTACTTAGACGGACTGAAGCCCGGCGACCAATTCGATCCGCAGGACGTGACGCGTCGGCTGAGAGTCTATCCCGTGGACGTTGTTGACGCACGGCCGGACATCCACGATGGACCCAAACGGCTGTATTCGAAGCTCTTCAGGATTGCAGCGATGGCCGACCGCCGCAAGCATCCGTGGCCCGGATACGTGTATGCTTCCGAAGACCGCCTGGTCGGGCTACTGGGCAAGTCGACCGCGAGCATCAGGCGAGATTCGGCGGCTCTTCGGTCGTTCGGTCTCGTCGGAGTGGACCGCCCTAATCGACGTGGTAACAATCACTATTCCTTCCTCTGGCAGTCCGAGTTTGACAGCGCAGATGTGAGCGCTCAAGTGTTGGACGACCGCTCGAATCTGAGCGGTCAAAGGCCGCTCGACAGCTCAAATGTGAGCGGTCGTGACAGTGCACATGTGAGCGGTCGCTATAAGGAAGAACTAGAAGTATTAACACACACACCGCGAGCGCAGGAGAACGGTTTTCGACAAATTGAAAAATCGACCGTTGCCAACGCGCGGGCATTCGAAGGAAAAAAGGCTGCCGCGAACGGCGCGGCGGCGAGCGCGAGCACGACTTCAATCCGGGGAAACCAAACTTCCCCGGCTTCGGAGCCCCCACCGCGAGCGAACTGGCCGATGGGCGGCTGGGAAAGCCCTGAGGATTTTGAAACCTGGTGGGCCCAGGTCGTTCGGGGGCACCCGAACAAGAACCGCAACGCCTGCGCGAAGACCAAGGCGCTTGAGTTGACTATGGCGGGCGAGCTGGCCCGCCCCGGGTTCGAAGCCGGTTACGCTGCGCTCCGCGAGCGGGATGGCGATCGCTGGACCGAAGAACGCGGCCGCTACGCGCCGAATCTCTGGCAATTGCTCGACGATCGGGCGTGGAAATACGCGCCCGACACCGGGCCGCCCAAGCCGCCTGTTCCCGAATACCCGGCCGCTGATGACTACACCAAGAGGGTTCAAGCCGAATGCTGAAGAATTACTCCGACGACGTGCTCTTTGAAAAGGGACTTCCGCAGAATCTTGACGCCGAGCGCTTCGTGCTCGGGTCCATCCTGCTTCGGGACGCGGCTTATCTTCAGGTGGCGCCCGTGCTGCAACCGGACGATTTCAGCCTCGAAAAACACCGGCGGATTTACGCCCGCATGAGGGATCTTTCCGAGCGAGGCGTCCGAATCGACCGCGTAACCGTGGCGGAAGAACTGAACCGGCAGGGCCAGCTCAAATCGGTGGACGGGCTTTCGTACCTGGTCTCGCTCGACGAGGGATTGCCGGAAATCTCGAACCTGGACGCCTACGTGAACATTATGCGCGATAAATCGACGCTGCGGAAAGCCATCTTCGCGCACCAGCATGGCATCCAGGAATGCCTTGCCGCGGTAGACCCCACCCCCGAAATCTTGGACCGGGCGGAACGCTCGATTACGGCCCTTGCCACAGAAACGCGCTCCGTGACCTTCCACACGCCGATGGAGGTGATCAACAAAGCTGGCGGGATCACGGCGTTCCTGCACTCGGACGGACGGCGCGGAGTCGAAACACCGTGGCCCGCTCTCAACCGGATGTTGGTGGGTCGGGGATTCATGGCCGGCCAGATGGTAGTGATCGGTGCCAGGCCGTCCATGGGGAAGACGGCCCTGGCTTGTCAGATAGCCGATTTCGCGGCGAGCCACGGGACCGGCGCGGCGTTTTTCACGTTGGAGATGCCGGATCAGGCCATTCTTCTCCGCATGGCGGCGGCGCGGGCGCAAGTGGACAGCCTGAGAGTGACGCAGGGATGGGCGCGCGAGCATGAGATCCACACGCTGAGTGAAGCCTTCGCGGACCTGACGGACGAAGAAAACTGCCGTCTGTGGATCGACGACACCACCGGCTGCACCGTCCCGGCGATGCGCGCGGCGCTCCGGCGGCTCACGGCCCGCCATCCCATCGGCCTCGTGGTGATCGACTACCTGCAGCTCGTCGAAACGAGTGGCGGTTCCGAGCGGCGCCGGTACGAACAGGTAAGCGAGATTTCGCGCGGCGTGAAGCGCCTGGCGCGCGAGGTCAACGCTCCCGTGGTAGTGCTCGCGCAATTGAATCGCGAAAGCGAGAAGGGCGCGCGGAAACCCCAACTCAGCGATTTGCGCGACTCAGGCTCGATCGAGCAGGATGCCGATATCGTCTTGCTTCCGGTTCGGCAGGATGGCCAGGACGAACACGCGGACGTGCTCGCGATCGATCTGATCATCGCGAAGCAGCGCAACGGACCGCTCGGCCGGGTGCCGCTGAAATTCCTGAAGCGGTACGCGAAATTCATCGAGCCTGGCTCGCAGACCGAGGATCGAGTTGCCTAAAAGGGCTTTTTGAAAAGGAAAACATGAAAACCTTCGCCGTCAAGTTCTACGAACAGGGAGGCCATTCGGCTGGCCGCGAAATGCTTCCCGTGCCAGGGGTAATCGTTAACGTCCCACCAGATCGTCATGACGAGATCTGCAATGATAGCCCAAACGTTCTTCGGTCCCCGTTCGGCAGGCCCAGCCCGCAGACGGAGGCTCACGTTGCTTAAGAGGGTCTTGTCTCTTTCGCGCTGTTATTCCGGACGACGACAGAGTGAGATCGAGATGCTTCACGCACTCTTCGATTTGCCGGCCCGCCGGGCCCTGCTCCCCATCGAAGAAATCGTCAAGCGGCTCGGCCGCGATCCGATCGAGGTCATGAAGAAGCTTGCGACCGCGCCAGGGACGGACCCGGAGGTGCGCCGGGAAATCTTTAAGCATCTTGCCCAGAGCCTTCCACCCGCGGAGATCCAGGCCCTTCAGGTTGAGGCGCGGGATCTGCTCCGCGCGGAGTTCGCCGCCTTGCCGATCGACGATCTCACGGAATTGCTCGAATCGCCTTCGCGCGCGACGGCTCTCAACGCGGCGTACGAAATCAAAGCGCGGGCGGCCGGCTTTTCGTCAGCGACGCGGGAACAGGACAAAGCGCGCATTGGGGCGGCCATTTCGGCCGTGCTGCTCCTTAACAACGCGTCCGACGTGATCACTCGCCACGCTTACGGCCCGTTCGATTACGAGCTGATCGACTCGGACCCCGTCGTGTTCGGCGGCAGCCGTGACGAACTGTTCGCTGCGAAAATGACGGGCCGTCTCTCGCAGGAGGTGCACGAATGAAGATTGAGATGTGGCCACTGGACCGAATCCGGCCGTTCGAGAAGAACGCGCGCAAAATCCCACAGCGGGCGATCGACAAGGTCGCGGCGTCCCTACAAGAGTACGGCTGGCAACAGCCAATCGTCGTCGATATCCACGGCGTGATTGTCGTCGGCCACGTCCGCCGCCTGGGGGCGCTCCAGCTCGGCTGGACCGAGGCGCCGGTGCACGTCGCAGATAAGCTGACGCCGGCTCAGATCCGCGCGTACAGGCTGATGGACAACCGTAGTAACGACGAGACCGACTGGGACCTCGGGCTTCTCGCCCCCGAGCTTGCCGAACTCAGCGCACTTTCGTTTGATCTTGACCTCACGGGCTTCGACGTTCAAGAACTCGACACGCTCCTGCGCGACCCCATGGACGAGGAGAGGGCGAACCAGGCTCCGCCGCTTCCCGAGGTCGCGGTATCGCGCGTGGGCGATCTGTGGCTCTGCGGCGATCACCGCGTCTTGTGCGGCGATGCGACCGGCGCGCAGGACGTTGCGAGGCTCCTCGGCGAGCGCAAGCCGTTTCTAATGGTGACTGATCCGCCGTACGGGATCTCCCTGGACAGCGAGTGGAGGGATCGAGCCGGTTTAAATTCCTGTGGACCGGCGGAGCCGAGCTACATGAAGAAGCGCACGAAGGGTCACACCGAGACTTCAATCTCAGGCGACACCAGGGCAGATTGGTCGGAAGCATTCGCGCTCGCGCCGAGCCTCGATGTCGCCTACGTATGGCACGCGAGCATCTACACGCGGGAGGTTCTCGATGGGCTTCTGCGGATCGGCTTTCTCTATCCGCAGCAAATCGTGTGGAACAAGGGCCGAACCGTTCTCACGCGGACGCATTACTGGTATCAGCACGAACCGTGTTGGTACGTGCGCAAAAAGAACGCTCCGTGGTTCGGCAAGGCAGGTGAGAACTCGACAATCTGGGACTCACCATCGCCGAAATTTATCATGGGCGGCTCCGACGAAGACAAATTCGACCATCCAACACAGAAACCCGTGGCTCTGATGCGGCGTCCTATCCTGAATCACCTCCGTCGTGGCGAACTAGTCTATGACCCGTTCCTCGGATCGGGCACGACGCTCGCGGCCGCGGAACTCACTGAACGGGTCTGCTACGGCCTCGAGCTCGATCCGAAGTACTGTGACGTGATCGTAAAGCGCTGGCAGCAGCTCACGGGAAAGGAGGCCATCCTCGATGGAACGAAACTCACCTTCGACGACGTTGCGGCCGAGCGAGTGCCTGCCGTCGTCTGAGATCGAGCGCTGCGAGCGCGAGATTGCGGGTATCGAAGCCGCCCTTCGCGGTGGCCACCGGGACGTCCCGGGCTTGTGCCTTGCGCTATCGGACTGGTCGGCGGAACTGAGGATCCTCGAAGACGAGAAACGCCGCCAGGGGAAGCCCGGGTGCGAAGGGAAGGCGATGATGGCGGCGCTATCCAAGGACTTCGGCCTTCCTGCTCCCCCGACGGGCGGCATTGGCGGCGCCTTTCGCGCCCGGGCGCGCCGTGTCGCGTCGTTTGGGCTTGGCCGGGGACTTGGTCGCCTTCTGCCGCTTGGGCGCGACGTGTGCCGCCGGTGGCGCAACGTTGGCCAAAAGGGTCTGTACCGCCTTCCAGATTCGGGCCACGGCCACCTGGCGGTTGGTGAACTTCTTACGAAAGGAGCGACCGGGTCCTTCTCGATTCTGCACGAGGCGAATACTTCCCGTCTATAAAAAACCTTATGCCGCGCGGACAGCCAAAGTACAAGCCAACGGAAGCCGATCGCAACACAGTCAAATCGATGGCTGCCACCGGCTTCACGCAGGAGCAGATCGCCACCTGCCTAGGGACCGCAGGAATAGACCCAAAGACCATGCGCAAACACTTCGCTGTGGAGCTGGCGACGGCGGCGGATAAAGCCAACGCAGCGGTGGCAAACCGGGCCTACCAGATGGCAGTGACAGGCAACCCGCCGGCGGCGACCTTTTTCTGGCTGAAGTGCCGCGCCAACTGGCAAGAAACCACCCGGCTGGAACACGCGGGGAAGATTGAGCTTACGAAGCGGCTCATCGGCGTTAACATCGAAGACCTCTGATGCGGTACGTTGACTACCGGCCGTATGGTGCGGCGCGTGAGTTGTTCGCACGCCGCGACCCGGAAATAGTTCTTTCGGGGCCGGCCGGTACTGGGAAGTCGCGGGCCGTTCTCGAGAAACTGCACGCGGTCGCGGAAAAGTACGAGGGCTGCCGGCTCATCATCGTCCGCAAGACGCGGGCGTCGTTGAGCACGACCGGGCTGATCACTTTCCACCGGCTGGTTCTTCCTCCTGGAGCGGCCGAAATCAATTACCAAGGCGCCAAGTACCCCAATGGCTCCGAGATCGTCTTTGGCGGAATGGACAAGGGCAGCAAGGTGATGTCTTCGGAGTACGATATCGCCTATGTCCAGGAAGCCACGGAACTCACCGAGGGAGACTGGGAAGACCTGACGACCCGCCTCCGGTGGGGCCGTGTACCGTACCAGCAACTCTTGGCCGACTGCAATCCATCCCATCCGAAGCATTGGCTCAAGCTCCGGTCCAACATCGGCAAAACGGTGATGCTGGAATCGCGGCATGAAGACAATCCATCCATCTGGGATGGTTCGCAGTGGACGCCCAAGGGCGCGGCCTACATCGCGAAGCTCGACGCGCTGAGCGGAGCGCGTCACCTGAGACTGCGCAAGGGCATCTGGGCGGCGGCGGAAGGGTTGGTGTATGACGACTACGATGCGGCCGTTCACCTGATAGACCGGTTTGAGATTCCGCGAGCGTGGCCGCGGATCTGGGCAGTGGATTTCGGATTCACCAACCCGTTCGTGTGGCAAGCATGGGCGAGGGACCCCGACGGCAGGCTGTACCGGTACAAGGAAATCTACAGGACGCAACGTTTGGTCGAGGATCATGCGAAGGCGATCCTCGAAGCTGCGGAAGGTGAACCGTACCCGGTTGCGGTCATATGCGACCACGATGCTGAAGACCGGGCGACGCTCGAAAGGCATTTGCGGATGAACACCGGCGGGGCCTACAAAGCTATTTCTCCGGGCATTCAGGCCGTTCAGCGGAGGCTGAAGCCGGCTGGAGACAAGCGGGCGCGGCTCTTCTTTCTGCGGGACTCTGTGGTGGAGCGCGACGAATCGCTTTACGAAGCGCGATTGCCGACCTCGACCGAGGAGGAAATTGATGCGTACGTGTGGCCCGGCAACACTCAGGGCAAGCAGCGAGAGCACCCCATCGACAAAGACAACCACGGGATGGACGCGATGCGCTACTGCGTCGCCTTCAATGACGATCTCGCGCTTCCTCGAGAGCAGTACGCCGTTTATGAAGTGCCGCGCGTACGAATCAGCGCGTTTTGAAAGATTCGAGTCAGCGAGGTGCGACTGCGTTTATCCGAAAAACCTAGGACGGAACAACGGGCGGTAGCTCCGCTCCGCAGAATCGGCATCTTTTAGCCTCGGCCTTGATCGTTTCGGCGCACAGCGGGCAGGTCTTGGTAGGACCAGAGGACTCCGTTTCCCGTCCAATTAGATAGGCGACGGCGAAGCACACCAAACAACCGAACGCCATCGCAATAGAGAAGCCCCCGGTGACGATTCCGACAATGCCGATTGCGCCGGCCTCAGCGTTCGATATCGATCCGCTATGCGATGCTGTGGAGTTCTGGGCGGTCACCACAAACCCGACGGGGATCATCGCCACCCACTCAGCAGCTCCCAGGAGAAATCCGCGCCGACACACGGTCGAAACACGCTTGGCTCCTCTGCGCATCCACCAAGCTGAAGCGATCCAGACAATACCGAATGCAACGAAAGCTGGCACAAGAGCGGTCGGATCGCCCTTTGCGCCAGCGGCGGACAGCATCGCCACGGCCATGTACGCAAGAAAGCCAGAGAGGAATCCCAGGACGATCGCCAGGGTGATCTTCATTCAGCACCTCCTCGGATGCATGTCTGATGTGCCGGAAAGCATACCACGTCCCGCAAGGTCTATTTCGATTCGCCCGAAAGCAACTAACGAGGTCCGACTGGCCGAGGGCCTAACGGGTTAGTGCTTCGGATACCACCCAGCACTCACGGCCTATGCGGGGATCGGCGGGGAACACTCCCTGTTCGTCCTTCAGATACGCTTCGCCAGCATCGTTGGTCAGAACGCGAACCTTTCGTTTTCCAAATCCGAAGTCCAGTATCTTCACCTTCATCCCGCCATCTATGCCGATCGATCCAGTCTTGACCAAAGTGCGCTTGATTTCCGCTTGGTCGCCCCGCACAGACCATTTCATCAGTTCATCAAAAGCCTCAGTGGTCGAGCCGCACGGCCAATAGCCGTTGCCTTGACGCACAGTGACCGTTTCGCCGATCCCGGCCGTGCTGGAACTGGCGGGCGCGGAGGGGTTGGTGCGGGTTTGTGGTGATTCGTTACGATGTCCGACCATCGCCAGCCCCACAATGATCGCGATGCCGATCGCCATGATCAAAATACACCCGCAACCCGCTTGTGCCGGAGTGAGCTTCCTTCGAGGTAGGGTGCTGGCTTTCGCTTCGGAAACGAATTGAAAGCCACAATTCGGACAGAACCTCGGTTGCCCTTCGTGGACGGTTCGGCATGCCGGGCATTCGGTCAAGAAGCCACTCCGTTTCAGAGTCGATAGTACCGCAACTCGCATTCCCGAAGGTCCCTTCCCGCCACGGTGCCCATTACGGCACCCACCCCCGCATAGAAGCGTTGCGCCGCATTGCAAGAACCGCCGCTTCAGCTTGCTCGAAGGGATTCGAGGGTCCGTGTCGCGTCCCTGACCGGGAGCGATGAGCGCACGCCGTGGCGGTTCAGAGGGTCGATCTGCTGGCCCCAGGTGGAGCACGCTGACACCCAGGGCCCATCCTGCGTCCGCGCGTGGAGGTGGCCGGGAAGCCTCTCTATGCTAAGGCTCGATTGTGCTTGATGTTTCTCCGAACACGAGTGATGAATGTGACGACCGAGAAGTACAAGCGCTAAAGGAGAACCTAACATGTCAACGTTCACGATCGCCTCGGACAACAATATAACGGCGCACGCCGGGCTTCCGGCCGGCGCTGACAACTCTCAATCGTTCGCCACCGCGAAGGAGCTGGCCAAGCTCACCGCAGAATGGCCTGTGTCGCGCCTGCTCGATACATGGAATAGTTTCGCGGGCGTCGCGCCGTTCGATGATCTGAAGCCGACCAAGAAGTTCACGAGCAGGAAGGCCGCGGTGTCGCGCATTTGGCTCGCCATCCAGCGCCTGTCCCCGAACGCTGCGCCACAGGCGACGCCGGTGGCGGCAGAAAGGACCAGCCCGAGGAATGCGTCCGCCAAGGCTTCCAAGGCCCCCAAGTTCGCACGTGCGCAGAAGAATTCCCGCGCGAAGAAGGCCGGAGCCAGCACGAAGAGTGGCAACAAGAAAGCCGAGGTGATCGCGATGATGAAGCGCGCCAAGGGCGCCACCCTCGCCGAGATTATGAAAGCCACAGGCTGGCAGAAGCACACGGTGCGGGGCTTCGTCAGCATCCTGGGCAGCAAGGGCGGGGAGAAAGTCGAATCCTCGAAGAGCGCCGCAGGCGAGCGCTGTTATCGCGTGAAGTAGGGGCCAACCGTGAGAACAATCGGATACGTTCGTGTTTCGACAGACCGGCAGGCAGAGCAGGGCGTTTCGCTCGAGGCGCAGGAAGCGAAGATTCGCGCCATGGCCACGGTGCAGGGAGCGGACCTGGTGGAAGTCATCGTGGACGGCGGGGAGTCGGCCAAGAGTCTGAACCGGCCCGGGCTACAGCGCTTGCTCGGCCTCGTGAACGCCGGGAAGGTCGAGGCGGTCATCGTGGCCAAGCTTGACCGGCTCACCCGCAGTGTCAAAGATCTGTGCGGCCTGTTGGAACTGTTTGAGAAGCGCAAGGTGGCGCTGATCTCGGTCGCGGAGTCGCTGGACACCGGCTCCGCTGCAGGACGCCTCGTGATCACCATAATGGGCGCGGTGAGCCAGTGGGAGCGGGAAGCTATCGGCGAGCGCACGCGCGACGCGCTCAATCACAAGCGCGGCAACGGAGAGCGTATCGGCAACATCGCGTTCGGTTACCAGTTAGCTGCGGACGGTGTGCATCTGGAGGCGAATCCGACAGAGCAAGCGGCATTAGTAGCTATCCGCAAGCTGCGTTCCAGCGGCCACAGCTTGCGCGCGGTTGCCGAAGCTCTGAACCAAAGCGGACAGCGCAACCGGCGCGGGACCCCGTGGCGGCTGGAGTCTGTGGTTCGGATAGTCAACCAAGCTGCGGCCAAGAAGCAGCCGCGAGTGGCATAGTTGTTACGCGGTCACTACCACAACCCAACGCATCGACCAGATCCTTCGCGAGTCCTCGGAGCGCATTAAAACAGCCGATATCCGGCGTCAGCGAGCCGCAACCATCGCCGTGGCGCTCAATGAGGCGGCCATCGCACGCGCCGGGATTTCGCACCGCCCAAGGGGACGCTTACGCCTTCAGACTCGCCGCCAGCTCTTGGAAGAGTGCCAACTTCCGCTCCTTCTCCAGCTTCGGGTCCTCGACCTGAAGAAACTCGACGGCCTGGAAGTCGTCGCCGCGCTTTCGGTTCTGGCGCGGCTCCAAGCCCTCGATCAGCACGGCCTCCATCGTGGCGATGACGACGTTCACGTCCACCTTCGAGAAGGCGGCGGAAGTCTTCAGGGTTCCGTCCTCCGCGACTGGATAGACCCCGAACCACGAGAAGCGGGTCCAGCGGCCCGTCAGGCGATCGGAGGTGTGCTGCTGGAGTCTTCGGCCTAGGGCCTGATCCGTGGCTCGCCCGACGTACACCACTCCCTGAGAGTCATGAAGCAGGTACACGCCCCTTTGGTCGCAGAAGTCGACGGGCTTCGATCCAGCCTGCTGCTGCCCGAGTATGAACGGCTGGGTCACCCAGTGCACCTTGGCTCGGTCCCAGAACATCCCGAAGGCGTTCACTAGGCCGGTCACTTCGGACGACTCCGTCTCCGCGAGCTCCTCCTGCGCGATGGCGAGCGCCTCTTTCTGGATGCCGCGGAGGGCGTAGACGCCGCGGCTCACTCTGATGAACGGGGAGTGTTCTTGGTCGTTCTTGAACGACTGCCCGATGGTCGCGGCGACCGTGGCAGGCGGCGTCGCGGTGGGCTCCGTCCGCAGGCCTCGCTTGAAGATCTCCTCCGCAATATCGGAATAGTGCATCGGAGCATTCGCGGCCTTCAGCACTTCTATGATCGCTTCCTTCCAACCAAGCTCGGCTTCCATATCGGCGTGAGAATCTCCTCGCTCAAGAGTATACTCGCATCATCTCCGCCGCTGAATCCTACAGGGGGGAGAGGAAATCAAGGGCGGAGGGGCGGCGAGGGCCGCCAGCGACGCGTGGGAGGGCAGCCTCTCAAGTGACGTCACCGGTCCGTCACGTCACTTAGTCTGGCGTGGACGGGCCGCAAATATCGTCACTGGGCGCAGCGCAACGCCGCCCTGCGATCGGCACGATCGGCACGGTTCGGGCTGCGGAGGTCCACTCATCATCGCAATCTTCGTCCAGGTCGGCACCGGGACCGTGCGACGGTGGTGCATTACTGAACCCGTCTTCGGCACTGAATCAGAGCATCAATCCAATCGCGTGCAAGATTCTCATCGAGGGAATCAGGATTTTCGCCTGTTTCTGCAAGTGATCGCGTCATGCGCTCCACAACGTTCACAATTCGCACCTTCAGCGGATGACCAAACGGCAGGGAATCAGCCGTAGTCATTAGGAGATCTTGCTGCGCCTCAGCAGTCATGCTCAGGACAGCCTTTCGTTGCATCAAGCTAAGCAATACTCTCTTTTTCTCATCTTCCGTACACACGGCATTACCGACTCCATCCGGCTTTGGCGTCTGCTTCAGGTACCATTTGCGCGCGATGGGTGCTGCCCGGCGATCACGTTGATCTGATCCAGACCCAGGCCCCCGGCTCGTCGCCCCGTGGAGCGAAGAAGCCATCTTCAATCTACAATTTTCCGGTAAGCACTTGGCAGAGCCTCCCCACACACTCCCGGCTCGTCGAGCGCTCTGCGGCGCTAACAACACTTCTTGCCGATCACGTTTCCGGGGCGTATAGTGGTCGCTGTAACGCGGCCGTCTAGCCGGGTCTGATCCACTCGGTGAAAGGCTTTCCCGCCGCCGGCGGCCGCCAAACTCTGGCGGGAGCAAGGCGGGGTGGCACGAACGGTTCTCTACGGTCGTTTTGATCCGAATCGCGCGCAACTTCGCCCCAAAGGGGCGTAAGCGAATTGCGCGAATACTACCAGCAAGGGATCACGCCTAATGCCGCGCAGGGTGTGGCGCGTGAAATAGTTCGGCAAACGCTCGCCGGCGTTGAGCCCCGCATTTTAAAATCACTAGCCGAGAGGTGTCTCAAGCGAACGGTCGTGAGCGTGCCGAGTCCAGATACCGCACAGCCTGGCGACTGGTGCGACCCGCTCGATGAGTTGCTCTGGGGGCACGTGCTAGACGCAGGCCGGGTGTCATCGATTGGAGTCAGCTACAGCAATTTAGTGCCTCTGAAAGCAGCATTGGTGCGCTGGGCGAAAGACGGCTCACGACACCGCTGGAACCTTTGTGACAACGAAGGGGCGCCGCTTGAATGGATCGCGGACGTTGCGGTGGAAATGTTGAACGTCTGGCGACAGAAGGAACGACTTCCGAAAGAACTGCACTGGTTCACCGCTCAGATGGACGTCGAGTACTCGGCACCGATAGCCAAGATGCAATTCCTCCTGGAATCGGAAAGCCAGATCGATGACGTACGAAGACCGCGACTTTCGTACCGATCCCAAAGAAAAACCGAACAGGAGTATAGGTCGTTGGCGAAGGACCTCGACATCCACGCCATGCCGCGCGTCTCATCCCATTACTTTACATGGTACGTTCTCCGCACCTTTCTTGGGTGTGATCTTCGGGAAATCCGAATCCGCACAGGAGAGACAGTAGGCACTCCCACCGATCATTCCGCTTACTCGAAAGGCATCCGCACCGTGGGTAATCTTGTCGATTTCCATCGCCGATAACCCCGCACAAGAAACTTTCACGTGACCTAAAAGCTGCTACGTGGCAGGATAGCGTTGGAGTTTGAAGTTTCGGACTCTGCGGTCAAACCCCAGAAGGAGAACAGAATCGTGAATGAAAAGGCACTATCACTTCAGGCCGTAGCTGAGCGCTTGGACATCTCCGATGAGACGGCGCGCCGGGAGATCGAAGCCGGGAAACTGAAAGCCTACCGAATCGGCCGGCAGTGGCGCGTCTTTGAAGCGGACTTCCTGGATTACCTCGCGCGGCACGCTAGCCAGTGGGTGGAGAGGGCTGTTTAGATGCCAGACTCACCAAGCAAACGAGTAGTCGAACCACCAGACGCCTTCATGGAGCGATTTATCCGGGATCGAGCGGTAGCCCCCCTTGATTCCAGTTCACCCGGTTTGCCGCCGCAGGAGCGGCGTTCCTGCTGGGAGTTTTGCCTCGGGATGGCCGAGTTTCTTGGCGAGGTCACACGGGATCACATGGTTGACCGCGAGACGGCCCGCCAACTCGCCTGGCTGCGGTGGATTTGCATAAGGGGCACTTACGTGTTTGCGACTCGAGACCCGGCGCTGCGGGCCGAGCAAAGGCGTTACACCGAGCTCTGCGGCTGCCTCTCGGCCGCGTTTGCTGTGATTGTCGATGACCCCGAGCTTCAAGATCTGTGTGGGCTTGTGTTCGGTCCGAATCGAGTCTGGTCGAACGGAGATCCAAAGTGCCCGGCCCAGGCGGAGGCCTTAATCGAGAACTGGCTTCAAGGCGGGAAGAATTGGGAACACTCGGCTTCGCCTATCGGGTGGGTTCACCAGGTTGCCAAGAACATTCACAATAAGAACCGCCCGATTGCGATGGATATGGAGCGGAACGTCTGGAGCTTAGACGCACCAACCCCAACAATCGATACCTATGCGGCCTTGCTGCCCGAGCGCGATGGAGCCTCCTTGCTGCCGCCCGAGCGCGAGGTGTCCGGGCGCGACTTGATCTCGACAATTGATTCCGTGGTGGATTTAAACATTGCATGCGAGAGAGAACGCCTGGCGCCTGAAACATCTCTGCTGGCGCGGGGGCGCTACGACCTCGTACCGCGGTCAGTTGCGGCTGAAGTGCTGGGACTCTCTGAGCAGAATGTGGACGCGGCCAGCCGTGAGTTACGAACCGCCATGCCGGCTTTGCGAGCACGTCTGGCATTCTACAGGGGAAAACCGAAACCTCAGGTGAAGCAACTTTAACGTTTGGAAATTCTCGTTCCAGGACACCGGAAATATAGAGGCCTTGAAGGAGCCGTTATGACCGGAAGCATCAGTCTGTTGTTGGTATACGAGCCAGCGGGCGGTCGTCCGCTGACCGTGGCCCGTGTTGCAGACCCGCGCATGCTTTTGGAGGCTGCCCAGATTGCCATTCTGGCAGCGGAGCAGAGGGCCGGAGAAATGGCAGCTGCAGATCATGTCCTGGGTGAAGTCGAGCGGGCTGAGGCGGGACGCCTCCGCAAGGTCTTGAGCCTTCTGGTGCCCGAGCTAAAGACGAGGGAAACCCCATGCTTGCAGTGACACCAAGAAGCTTTCCGTCGGGCCAGGACAACCTGTCGGACTATAGCGACTGGCGGGAAAAATGGGCCGTGAACTCAGAAGGCGGCGCAGCGTGACCAAAAAAGCAAGAGGCGTCCGTTCCCGCCACTATGAAGTTCCTGCGGCAGTAACGACGCGCTCAATTGGCGCGTCACGGGACAGCCGACGCTTGGAGCTGCGTGGCGTCGTTGGCGACGTTTTGAGGCAGGCTGAAGGATTCGAGTGTCCACTCGTAAAATACCACTTGCATCGCGCGTACGCGGTGCTCGCTTTGTCGGCGGATCGAGAAGTTCTCACCGGAGGCGACAACTGAACACTCCGGCCCAAGGATCGCGTTGTCTCACGAGTGACGCGCATGGTCGTCAAGCTGGTACCCTTGTTTTCCGAACGGAGGCACAGGGCAGCAATATGCGGCTCGGGCAATCGAAGCAACAGCGGCACGCGTGCAGGCCGGCGATCGACCCGGCTGTGAAGGGCTGGATAGACAACGTGATTGTGCCGGCGCTGCTGGAACGGTGGATGGGGAGCAAAGCATCGGGGGCTGCCGCTTGATGGCCTTGCGCTGCGCAATTTACGCTCGGTACTCTTCCGACCAGCAAAGTCCGCTCTCGATCGACGATCAGGTTAGGAAGTGCCGGGAGTATGCGCAGCAGCAGGGCTGGGTCGTTCTCGACGACCACGTGTACACGGACGCCGAAGTATCTGGCGCTGGCAGCGATCGGCCCGCGCTCCAACGGCTCCTCGCGTGCCTACAGATCCGGCCTCGGAGCTTTGATGTCTTGCTGATCGACGACACAAGTCGCCTCTCGCGAAGGCCGGCGGACCAAAGTAACATCGTCGAGCAACTGCGTTTCCTCGGCTTCAGGTTCGTCGCAGTCTCGCAAGGGATCGACAGCATCAGCGAGCAGTCCGACGTTCTGATGACCGTGCACGGGCTCGTCGATTCGCTTTACATCAAGGAACTCGGAAAAAAAACGCATCGCGGCCTCGAGAGTCAAATTCTGCGTGGGTGCCACGCCGGCGGTCGCTGCTTCGGTTATCGGAATGAACCCGTAGAGCAAGGCGGCGCGCGCCGCGTGATCGATCCCGAACAAGCCAAGACCGTCGTCCGAATCTTTGAGATGTCCGCAGCCGGTCTCGGCCTGAAGAAGATCGCAAAAAAGCTAAACGACGAAGGCGTTCCCACCTCACGCCCCCGCGCTGGCAAGCGCTACGCAAGTTGGTGCCCAACGGCAATCCGGGCCATGCTCCGGAATGAACTTTACATCGGCAGGGTCGTTTGGAATCGAACCCAATTTGTGAAACGGCCAGGCACCAACAAGCGAGTGCCGCGCGAACGCCCGCGGAACGAGTGGAAGATCGTCGAGATCCCGGAGTTGCGCATCATCAGCGAAGACCTATGGCGGCGCGCTAAGGATCAGCAGGAACGCACGAAGGCCGTCTACGGCGGCGCCGGTGCCGGCCTTCACAAAGCCAGTTCCAGCCCAAATCTGTTAACTGGGTTCCTGAAGTGCGGTTGTTGCAGTGCCAACATGATCATCGTCGCGGGCAGGGGCAGGAGGACGATCCGAAAGTTTTATGGTTGCACCCAGCACTTCAACCGCGGGGCTTGCTCAAACGGTCTCACGATCAGGCAGGACGTGATTGAAAGGAACTTCTTTGCTGAACTCCAAGCGAGGGTCCTGACGGATGAGGCCGTTGAGTACACGATCAGGGAATTTGTCCGCCGGAGCCGCGAAAATCGAGGGCCAAGCTCAGAGGAAATTACGGCGGCGCGAAACAGACAAGGCGAGGTCGAGCAAGAGCTGACGAGGCTGGCGGCCGCGATCGCGAAGACTGGCTACACTCGCTCTTTGCTGGATGCCGTCGCCGAGCGGGAGCGTGAATACGACCAACTCGTCCTGAAGCTCCAAACGATCGGGCAAGGCATCGTTGCGCAGCATCCGGGCAACATCCGCGATTTCGTCTCAATGGCTCTGACGGACCTGCTCGGACTGCTGAAAACTGACACGGCCCAAGCCCGCGTCGAGTTGGCAAAATACACGACTGAAATTCGATTGTTCCACGAAACCGATACAAACGGGGGACTTGTTTACATGGCCGAGGGTGGCTGGAATCTGTTTGGGGGGTGCGACTTTGCGTTGGTTGCGGGGGTAGGATTTGAACCTACGACCTTTGGGTTATGA